GGGACTTCCATCGCTCTTTCACTAGTTAAACGTGAAACTGTACGAGCATATAGTGTTTCTACCTGTGATTGAATAGGTGCGAACATTCCCACCCAAATACCATCACCAAACTTACCTAGTAGGTCTGGGTACATCTTTGCAAGGCGTGGGAGGATAACCATCAAGGTAGCTACGGTATTAGCGATAGTTTCTGACTTACCTGACTGACGTGAGGCTAACGCGGTTACTTCTTCACCATCGTTAATAATTACTGACTCAATGACTCGCCTAGCTAACGGAACCTGATATGGGTGGAGTTTATGCCCTACTAGTAGCTCCATAAAGTCTAAGATCTTATCGATCAAAACCCTTACAAATTCAGCCGATAGCTCATCCAGCTCTTCATCTTCTTCTTCAAGAAGCGGGTCTTCAAGGTCAACGTACTCTTCTTCGTAGGTTACTTCCTCAAAGTTATCTTCATTCATTTAATAGCTCTCTCGCTGAGACTATTCATAATTGCATGAACTACCTCAGCGCCTACTCTAGCCTCTTCCAAATAGAAAGGATCTTGGTTTTTTTGCCATGTAGAGAGGTTACGACCAATAGAGTACAGTGCTTGCTCATTCCAAGTCACCAGCTCTGCAGTTGGTAGTGCGTCTACTCTCTTTTCAATCTTAGTTCTTTTACGCTCTTCTTTTTTTCTACGAATCATGTTCTGCCCCAAATCTAATATAATCCCAGTCTACTTCATCTTTCTTCATTGCTCTACCGTTTATTGCAACAGTTAAGGCTTCGCTCTCAGAATACCGTCTAACCCATTTTCCTAAAACTAAAGATATGCGAGTAAATGGTGCCCTAATGCAATACCCCTTACCAAAACGATAAGGTTCTTCTATTTCTTGTGTTTCCGCCTTTTCAAATAAGACGGGAGGCTTTACCGGATACACCATAGTGTGCCAGTAAAAAGAGCCTACATCATGCGTCTTCGCCATTTTCTACTTCCGCCTCCGAACAATGATGACTTGGTATTTCGTGTTCTAATACTATCATCTCACAGTCTCGGCACTCAAAACGCTTTGGGGCTGTGAAATAGTTCTGCGCAGTCCCACCAATAGGGACATCATCTTCTGCTGACTCGTAATCGTAAATTATCTCTGGTTCTGTGAACAACTCAGCAGGAAACGGACCACGTGCTCCATAAGCGGACTTAGGAACTGGATGACCTTGCTTAGTTATTACCCTCTGGACAATCTTCATTATTCGGCTGGCTTAGTATCTTCTACTGGTTCAGCTGGTGCTTCAACTACTGGTGCTGGTTCTTCAACCTTAGGCTCTTCTACCACAGGAGCTTCAACCTTAGGTTCAGCTTCTTTCTTTACAGGGGGTTTTACCGGAGCAGGCTTAGGTGCAACAGGCTTAGGCTCTTCTGCCTTTGTGATTAATTTCACATGGTGAGGTAGAGCATTTGCGTTAAAAAATACAGGGAGGTGCTTTGCGCAGAACGTTTGATGTGCTGCACCTGGGTTTTCTATAGAGAAAACAGCATCTTTGGTGCAATTTAGGCATTTTACCATTGTTGAGTCCTTTCGGGGGTCAATACGTATATTCTATCTTATATTGAGTTCGGCGTTGCTTCAAGTCTGTATTTACTGCTAGAATATATGTAGGGAGTTAAACACCCCCTAACACTAACTACGTAACAAAAGGGTTGCAACTAGCTCGGCAGACAGACGCTGAGCTATTTTTTATCTAGTGACAGTAGATAAGAGATTCGGGTTGGCCTTCTAGCCTAGGAGATAGTGTGAAGTTTAATGAGAATACCCTTTTAAAAGCAAAGGCAACCTTAATGGTGGCTATGTTAACCATAGTTACCACAAACGAAGCTTATGCGGTATATAACCGGGTTGATACGCCCACTGTGATCACAGCCCCCGTGGTAGTTGATCCTCGAGATAAGTATCGGGAAATGACAAAGTTCAGTCCTACGGACCTGGCAGACATGCTGGAACTAGTTGGATTTAAGGGTAGCTCCTTGAAGACAGCTTGGGCAGTAGTTATGCGAGAGTCCAGGGGCAACTCTAATTCCCACAATAAAACATCCTCAACAGGGGATAACTCCTACGGCCTGTTCCAGATCAATATGATCGGAAGTCTTGGAGATATCCGAAGAGAAAAATTTGGTATTAAATCTAATGCCGAACTACTAGATCCCGTGACAAATGCCCAAGCAGCCTTCTACATGACTAATCGTGGAACAAACTTTGGGTCTTGGGGTCTAGGACCAGATGCTTATGATGGAACCCCATCTGAGCAGGCAGTAACAATCTGGCTTAGTGAATTTCCTAAGTAAATAGAAAAGGCCCCGTAACTGGGGCCTTTTTTATTACTTCTTTTTATTTTATACCTTTATTAAAGTTTTTTGGTGGTTTCTTAGGATCAGGTGGTGGACTTCCCGCACCTGCTACTTTAGGCTTAGATTTAGGTTTTTTAACGACTACGCTCTCGGCATGTGCACGGTTACCTTTTTGGGTTAGGCCTACTTGTCCAGGTTGCTCTAATCCATAGCTAGCAAATTGACCCATTATTTCTTCCCCGCTCTACGCCTGTTTTCTTTAGCAGTGTTCTTACCATGTTTTAATGGTCTAAGATTACTGGAGCTATCGTTATCATGGTTATTATCCTTATGATCAACGTCTGTGCCTTTAGGTAGCTTGCCATGCTTCTTCTCATACTTAGCTTTAGCAGCATTCTTAGATGTGGTCTTCCACACACCGTTTTCTTTATAGTGCTCAACAATAATTTTACGTCCGCCATTAGCAGCAGAGCCTTTGTATTCTTTGCCACCAGCTACTGCTTTTTTCTTAGTTGCCATCTGCAGACCCGTCCGTAAAATGTTCAGGACGAGTTTTGCGAGGCTTAGGGGTGTAGTTTCCTTCTTTTTTAAGCTTGTAAATCTCGCGTCGGCGGGCTTCTTTTTTCATCATTCTTTGAGCCTGTGGGTCATTATCAAAATTGTGTAGGTCCCAAGAATCTAGTTCAGACTTAGCCATTATTTTTTACTCCTCTTTGGTTTTGAAACTTTGTCTTTGCCTGAACCTTCAGGTACGCAGTTAGGAACTTTTTTGCCTTCTTTAAGCTTTGTCCCTACTTGAACATAGCCCTTCCAACAAGGATCTTTAACCATTAACAGTCCCACGCTCTCCGTGCTTTGTTTAAACGACTATCTGGATCTTTAGCCGCTTTAGGAAATTTCTTTGCTTGCCCTGCAGAACGAGCACAGTATGACTTGCGACGTGCAGCAGACTTCTCAGACTTAGCTGCTTCTGCTTTTTTAACAGGAGGCTTTAAGTTATGGCCTTCTTTTTTAGCAGAGGCTCTACCTTTTGCATTTAATCCACCGTTAGGGTTCTGACCCTCTTTACGTTGCCACGCAGCTGTTTTAGCCATTATTCTAAATCCTTACGTTGTTTCCAAGAGTCTTTAGACGAATTGTAGCAGTTATGGCTCTCAGCTTTACTCTGACCGGAACTTTGTTCTCTGCGGCCACCAACAGTAGTATGAGTCCATTGACAACCTAGGCAGTGCCAATTATGCACGCCAAGACCGCCGAACTCACCACCGTTAGAATAAACCGTATTATTAGAGTGCCCCATTACGTGCTTGACTCTCCGCTAGCACCACGACCATACCTACGGTTAGTAATCGTATGGTCAACGTGGTGTACAGGCTCAAGAGCATGAGACCAGTCCGCAAACTCATGTGCCTGAAATCTCAGGTTACGTGGCAGACGTCCATCTTTAGGAGCAGTAGTGTCTTGAAAGATTTCACTTCTAGACATGATTACCGCTGCTTATTAGATCTTGTGTTTATAACACTAAAGCCTCTAGGTACAGGAAGTTTACCTGAATTAGGTGAACCCTTTGTGTCCTTCTTAGCTTGAAGTGCTTTAGTAGCTGGAGATAGATCCTTAGCTTTTATCCACTGTGCGCCATCTTTGTGAGAAACTGCGCCGTAATCTTTAAAGCCAGGTATTGCTGGTTGCGGATCTTTTGGTTTCTTAGCCTTTGGTGCTGGAGCTTGTGGCTCTTCTCGTGGAACTTCCACAGGAGAGTTTCCAGGAATCTTAGCGATCTCCGCAGTCTTAGGCATTCTAACCTTAATCGCAGGGTTATCTATTCTAACGGAACCAAAATTAATACCAAAGTCTCTACCGGCTCGCGCATCAGACATCGCACCTCCATCTCCAGGGAGGTAGCTAGGTCCTTGTGGGAAAGGTTGTGTACCTGATTCGGTTGTGTAGCTGCCTTTTATAGGCTTTTCTTTTCCGTAAGAAATTTGCTTAGCCATTGCCCAAGCCTCTATAGGCCCTTCAGCAGTAACGGTAGACGAGGGTACTCTACCGATACCTGCTTCTTTAAAACTACTAACAGGCTTAGGTGCTTCCGCAATTGTTTGTGTTGGGGCTGGGGCTGGAGCTTCTGGAGCTTTTCCGTATGACTCAAATCCTGGTAGCGCTTGATCTGAAGGGCCTGCTCCACGACCTTCATCAGTAGTAATATCTCTAGGGGTAAACTGTCGGCTAACACGATCTACCTTTGCATACTCGGCTTTTTGTGCAGCTGACTCGCCCTTAATTAAAACCATACCACGCTTATACGGCTGCATTACTTTCTCACCAGTAACTGGGTCAGTAGTATATTTCTTTTGACGTACTTCTGGTTTTTTGTACGTAGCCATAAGCTTTACTTCAGGAACTTCAGCAGTTCGAGTAATGCGAGTTGATCCACCTGGAGTTGGTTGAATCTTCCCACTAGGGCTGTACATGCTTGCATATCCTGGTGTAGCGTGTGTTGGTGGGGCGCTTTCGTCAGTTATGCGGGCACGTGAGGTAATAGTGCGCACATCTGGTTGCACAGTTCCATCAGGAGCTGCTTTCCATCTACGAGTGGTACGCCCACTTGAGCGGAGCGCACCAACAATTTTTCCCTTAGATCCAGTTCTATTAGATCGTACAAGATCACCAAGTCTATTGTTTGGTACATCTTGACCTGTGTCAGCATCGACGATGCGTGTAGCAGGGGTATCGTGACGGCGCATGATATCTCCCTCAACAGGTGCTGGGAAATCGCTGTTCATTGTTTGTACGTGATGTTCCCAAAGAGTTTTCATCTTGCGGCCCTTTGGTGGCATATTCATTACTAATGATTTTGTACCAGCTGGATGACTATCAGGCTGTACATAGCCAATAGCTTTATCAGGATCCCAACCTAAAGTTGAATCAACTTGTCGATTACCGGTCTTTCCTTCTAAGCGCCATTCTGCAGTTTCTGGGTTTTGGCTAACAAGTGTAGGTTTTCCAACAGTTCTTTTAACTCCTGCTCGATCCTCTGCACTCATTGAGGATACAGGAATAGCTTGCTTTGTTTCAGGATGGATTACGTGTGTAATTCCTTCAGCTTCTAAATCAACAGGTTGAACATCTTCATGTGCCCTATGTTGTTTGTATGCTTCGAATAGGTGTGAAACTTTAGCTTCACGAGTACGGCCAGTTCCACTGCCTAGTTTATCAATATTTTCTTCTTTAACGCCAGCCATAATAATTGTTGCAAGGCGTTGGTGATGTGAGCCTTGAATACTTTCATTTGTAGGCGGCATGTGTTCTGCGGTAAGTCCACCAACTGGTCTCCCAGTTTCTTTTGCCAAAGCATGATCACGTGCCGCTAACTTAACAGCAAGAGAGTTTACTGTACCAGTTACGCCTTCAATAGGTTGGTCACCAGGGTGTCCTTCAAGTCCAGCTTTAAGTCTACGTGCAGAGCGTTTTGCAACGTTCGGTCCACGCATAGGTGGCTTTTCAGGATTGTTAAAAGTAAAGTTACCAGTTCCAATACCCATAGCTGAAGGTCCGCCTGATTTAGTACGAGCTTCTTGCGAAGGTGTAGGCAGTGGGACAGGGGTCATACGTGGAGTAAGCTTGCGATCTATTGACACTTCGTTCTTTGGTACAGAAGAGAAAGGAATTTCTCCAATACCACGTCGTCTATTTTCTTCCTCACGGTTTGCGACAAACGCAGCTGTTTGCTCTGGTGTTAAATCATCTTTAGCTTTTCCTTGACCAATTTCAGATAGCTCACGTGCTTTGCGGGATTTATCATAAATTTCTTTATACGCTGGGTCGTATCCACCCTTTGTAGTGTCAACAACATTATCATCAGGAGTGAGCTTTGTAACTCTATCAGCAGGTGTCGTAGGAGAACTTTTAGCTGCTTTTTTCTTAGGTGCAGGTTTAGGTGCAGATGAAGGAATTTTATTAGCAGATACGGCAGCAGCACGTGCGGCATCCTTGCCCGCTGCTTTCTTAACTTCTTTTTTATCTACTGCTTTTTTAGCAGGACGACGACTAGTACGTTCTTCTTCTAAACGTGCTTTACGTGCCTTAGGTGATTCTTCTGGCTTCTTATTTGCCATTAGCTGTTGCCTCCGTTGACGCCATTATTTTTCTTAGCTGAGTTTCGTCCTAATTTAGCAGCATAACCTTTAGAGCCTGCAGCAAGAGATTCCTTATCAATTCCTAATTTAGGTGCGCTACCTTTTACTTCGGTAACTTTCTTACCACCAATTTCGTAAGAACTACTTAATTTTTGAGCACCTGTAATCTTACGACCATTAACGCCACGAGATAATTTAAGAGCTTCTTCTGAATCTTTAATAGTAGCGTCTTTCTTTTTAGGTGTGCCATCAGTTTTATTATCAGGCTTGCCTGGATCTTGTTCACTGGTACGGTTTCTCTTGGCGTTACCTTCTTTTTGATAATTAACGCCTTTATAACCAGCTAACTGAAGGCCATAGGTTTGAGCAAGTTTATGATGTTTTTCTGTAAAGTCATAGTGACGGTTTGCTTCTTTGTCACTTACCCAGTCTTTAGCTGCAGCACCAAGCATATGTCGTTGCCCGATATTCTCAGTAGTAATCGATTCACGTTGGCGATGCTGTTCCATGTTAATGTCCATCATGGTCTTGGCACGCTTAGCATCTGCGATTCCGCCAAAAATTTTACCTAGTACGCCGCCCCCGTTAGGAGATGCTTGAACAAAGTTGTTGTTAATGTAGCCTTGCATTTTAGCCTCTAATCCTCAGATATAGACAAAAGTTTAGCAATGCCGCCATCATTTGTAAGCGCATCGGCATTTTTATTATAATGGTGCAGGCAGAAGGTAAACTCACCGTAGGGCAAGAAAACTATGACTAGCGCTCTAGCAGAGCAACTGTCACAGCCCTGACGCTGTTGACCCAGCTCCTGCAGCAGCTCCAATTCCAGCTGAGGCAGCTTCGCCACCTTCTCCACCGACTCCGACAGTGTCATTATTCTCCCCATCTGTATTGTGATTTCCACTAACCCCAGAACATAATCCTACACCACAGTACATCGAGCCCCACCAGTTATACCCAGGGGCATACAGCCCACCACGCCCAACAGAGACAGTCTGCTCTTTATGATGCTTCTTGTGCTTCTTATGGTGCTTTTTGTGGTGCTTTTCAAACTGGTCTTTGTCTCGCATAAGAGTATTCTCCCACTAAAGCAAAAGACCGGAAGCATAAGCTCCCGGCCTTTTCGCTATTAAGTTGTCTATTATGAAGCTGTTGCGTATGGTGTAACTGAGATTGTAGCTGTTGAGGCAACTGAACCTGTACCGGCTGCAACTGTCTGAGACTTGATTGTTCCAGCAACACCAGAAACAACACCAGCAAGACTTGTTAGAGCCTGAACTGTTGTGGCTGTTCCAGTTACTGTAAACACGTTTGCGTTTGTAACAGCAAGAACTGTCCAAACTCCGTTTACGCCATCTCCACCAGAAACATCAGAGACTGTTACCTTGTTACCTGCAACAAAGCCGTGGCTTGCACAAGTAATTGAGATAACTGCTGAACCTGCTGTACGGGCTGCTGCTGTAATAGTTTTACCGACGTTAGATGCTGCTGAAGCTGTTGTAATTGAAGCTGCTTCGTAACCAGCATCCTTAAGAGCATCAAGAGCAAGAGCGGTTGTCTTACCAACTACTGAAGGTACTACGATGTAGCCAATTCCAGCTCCGTCAGCTGCTGTAAGAGCAGTTGTAGACTGAACCTTGCCGTACCACTGTCCTGTAATTTCACCGGCGTTAGCTGCGTTTGTTACTGTAAAGCCAAGCTTGTCAGCTGTAGCAACTGTTGCTGCTGATAGGTTGTAAGCACCTGCTGTAAGACCAGTGATGTTTACAACATCTCCGACTGCAAGCTTGTTCTGTGATGTGTAAGTAACAGTTGTTCCGTTACCTGAAGCTGCGGTAATCATATAGTTGCCTACGCCAGGTGTGTAATCTGGGAAACCTGACCACTCTGCTTCAATGTCTGAGTGATTTCCAAGGGCTGCGTTTAGGCGAGCACTTGCGATAGTAGACTTAGTTGTCCACTGCTTATTTTGTGAAGCGTCATATACTGTTGTAGCTGTTGGAGTTCCATCAGCACGCTCATCATTTGGTAGGGCTGGGCGTGATCCCCATACGAAATCTACGCGTAAATTTCCTGCTGAGTCGGTAGCGTTACCGTTGTTGTTAACTCCAGCTGGTTGTGCCGCAATTTCGACTGTTTCTGCTCCGGTACCGCTGGGAGACCCAACAGCTGCGGGTAGGTTGTAACTTGACATTATTTATTTCCTCACTGATCAATGTGATGTGTTCGGTCGAACAGAGACAATAATGGCAGATGTTACTCAGTTTGTATGTATGTATGTATCTCTCCACCGGAATATATATCATGCTTGCAGGCGATCTCAATAGCCTTGCGGAGCACCTTCTCGGCAGATTCGGGAGTTGTAAGCTTACTGTAGTTCAACGCCTCTAAAGCACCCAAGGCTACATCTCCACCACTGCCTGCATAGTAAACGCGGCGGGCTTCTCGATCCCAAGAGTAATCATTAAAGATTGGGTAGATCACACCACGGACTGATACAAGCAAGTTAGAGTCATGCCAAGCAGCATCTCCGTCTTCCTTACCTTCAAAGCCGGATTTAATAAAAGCTTCACGCATTGAGGGGATAAACTTCTGCGTCATAAAGATATCTAAATCTTCTGTAACTCTAGGCTTAGGAGGTTTCCACCCAAACTGAGTAATGTTGCCACCTCTAGAAGCGCCGGAGACTGCTATCAGTACACCGTTATTATTTACGATCTTAGATGTGGCTAATTCCATATAACGGCCATCTTCATCAGATGCACGACTATCACATCCGATGACAGACCAGCCATCACCCTGAATTGCTGCAAGTGTAGTCATTTACCCTCCGTAGGCATTTTACTGCGTGTAACCGAATTTATAACGATCTTCGTAGTTTTCAAATGCACCAGCTGCGTCTTTAAACGCTTCTTCACGAGATCTAGGTAACGCACCGTAGAATGTTTCAATCCAAGGCCAACCGTAGAGTACCGTAGTTACAAAATCATTTGTAGACCCAGAGTTCTGTAACTGGTCCCACATCTCACTTGTAACATCGTCATATTGAATCCAGGTAAGCTTAGCTTTCTCGCCAGCTTGTGGATCCGTCATAACAATAACTAATGTTTCTGTATGCTGATTGTAGCAGCACTTTTTGGCTCTAGGGCGTTTTCCACCACTTGTAGGGGCGGCAATCTCTTGATAACCAGGACCGCATAGGCGGGAGCTTTCGTGCTCATGTTTAAGCATGGCTGCAATAGCGGCATAGTTGTCAGGATCGACTTCCGCCTTAAATCGCTTGCTTCTATACTTATCGGACATGGTAGATAGTCTACCCTACTGACCGCCCCAACCGCCGCCTTTAAAATGTATGGCGGGTGGCGTAAAGACCTTACTCATAGTGACATTGCACTTCTCACACTTAGGAAAAGGATCCCCACCCTCAACAAGGTGGATCTCAACAATAGAGTCACAGCTCACGCACTTAAAATCAAATCTTGGCATAAATCCTCAAACTTTCGGCGGGACAGGGTGTATTTTCGATAGCTTAGTACAACGCTTGCAGACGGTGTAACTAAGCCCAGTAAACGGGCAGCTACCGGCTTCTACGGTGTTATGGCCCTTGATCTTGCATATCAAACGATTTAACATGAATTGCGCCTCTCTAAGATAGGGTTCCCCAAGTACGAGAGGTTTACCTGGGGAGCCCTATACTCTAATTATAGCATATTAGCTAATAGAGATGATCTTAGGTTTCTTCTCTTCAGGCAGTTCCTGCGCTAAAGTGATACGAAGCAATCCATCTTTGAGTTCTGCACCCTTGACGACTACATACTCCGCTAATACGAAGTCTTGCTTGAAGTCACGGGTAGCGATTCCCTTGTGCAGTGCTTCCTCCTGTGGTGCCCCTAATTCGCCTTCTACGGTCAGTGTGAGCTCTTTAACGGAGATTTTGATATCTTCCTTAGCAAAGCCCGCAATAGCCAGTTCTAGGACGTATGTGTCCTTGTTTTTGTAGATATTGTATGGAGGATACCCGCTGGTCTTGACTGTGCTGCTGACCTGTTGAAAGGTGTCAAATAGGTCATCAAAGCCAATTGCCCAACGATTGAACTGAGGAAAGAGCGAAGTAATGGTTATTGGCTCTAACTTAGGGATCTTGGTATAGGTTGCGTAGTCTTTTGGACTCTTAGGTCCGAATGGATCTGTGTAGCGATCCATATGAGTGTCTTTGTTATTTCCGTGCATAGGCATAGAAGCCATAATTATCTCCTTAGACGATAACTAGTAAGTAGAACCTCATTGTTGAGCGTCCTATTATCAATTATAGCAGAGTAAGCCACTGCCTAGATAGCCCAAAGACCCCAAAAATTTTAGATAACTATGATAATAGATACCCATATTTGAGCTATCCGCCCCCTTTATTTATGATCTTAGTCACAATTCGGACATTTAGGACAATTCGGACATACCGGACAGCTAGGCCACTGCTTAGCCCCCTAGCTCCCAACTATCAGTATCTCCTGGTGGACAAAACGGACAAAACGGACTTAAGGGTCGGGGGGGACAAAACGGACAT